ATGCTCACAGATACGAAACTGAAAAACCTGAAGCCAAGAGAGAAGCTCTATAAGGTCACCGATCGTGATGGCCTCTACGTTGCAGTGCAGCCAAGCGGCTCCATCTCCTTCCGATATGACTATCGAATTAATGGCCGGCGAGAAACGCTGACGATCGGCCGGTATGGTGCTGACGGTATCACATTGGCTGAAGCGCGAGACGAACTCAATACCGCCAAAAAGATGGTAGATGCAGGCCAGTCTCCGGCTGCAGCAAAGCGCGACGGTATCATGCAGATAAAAGGGGCGGATAATTTCTCTGATTATACCGTCGCCTATATGAAACACGTTCGCCTTGCGGATAGCACTCGGGCGATGAAGCAGGCAGTGATCGAGAGAGACATCCTGCCAACGCTGGGGAAAAAACTTCTGCATGAAATCACTACGCCAATGCTCCGCACACTGTGCGACAAGATAGTCGACCGCGGCGCCAGGGCGACGGCGATCCAGGTACGGGAAATTGTCAGTGCCGTTTTCACCCATGCTATTGACCGCGGCCACGCAGTTCCAAACCCGGCGGCAAATATCAAAGCTTCCAGCATTGCCACATTTGAAGAACGCGATCGCGCCCTGGAGCCTTATGAGATCGGGCTATTCTTCAATGCACTTAACTCTACCGGCGCCGCATCTTCATTAAAGCTGGCTTTGAAGCTGATACTGATCACGATGGTGCGCAAGGGGGAGCTGACTGACGCCACCTGGAAGGAGGTTGATTTTTCTTCTGCCCGCTGGACGATACCGGCGGAAAGGATGAAGGCGGGGCGGCCTCATGTTGTTTATCTGTCTCAGCAGGCGATCGACATCATGGTTGCACTGCAGGTTGCAGCATGTGGTTCCGATTTCATCCTGCCGGCCAGGTACAACCCACGAAAATCTATGTCAAACTCGGCGCTTAACCGGGTTATCAATACGACAAACGAAAAAATCAGGGAATCAGGAAAAGAAATAGCGCACTTCACAGTTCACGATCTGCGTAGAACTGCCAGCACGCTGTTGCATGAAGAGGGGTTTAATACGGATTGGATTGAGAAGTGTTTGGCCCATGAGCAGCGCGGCGTGCGCGCGGTATACAACAAAGCAGAGTATGCCGAACAGCGCCGGGATATGCTGCAGCAATGGGCCAATATGGTGGATGGGTGGATCGAAGCGGAGCGGGTAAAGTAGAAATCAATTTTGTCGTGCGCTGACTGATGCCAGGCACTGATCGAACATGGCTATTTTGGGGCTTTGCGAGAACCGGCGTTTGCCGCCGGAATACGCGTAAGTGCATGGTTGATTGCCGTGGAGCTTCCGCTCGATTAGCTGATGGTCAACCAACGTCGCCAGCGCGCGGCTAAGGGCATGTGAAGAGATTGGCGTGTGTGCCATCTCGTACAGTTCCTTTATCTTTGCATAGCCGATGTTCTCGTTGTCTTTCACGATCTGCATAACATCATCACGGTTGTGTTTCATGATGCGATCCTCGCTGCTGCTGGTATGGTAAAACCGCCGGGGAGCAGTTCGACGTCATTACGTGGGCATTCGTTACCCCAATGGTGCCAGCCTGGCGCGTCACCTCTGCTGAAAAGTTCAATTCGTGACACGTCACCATATAACCGCTCAAGACGATGCCGCGCCTCCCATGGTTTCGCGCTGTGCTGAGTAATCGGCGCGTAGATCACCTGTTTCACAGACGCATCCTGTCGTTCAAGGCCGGCGCCACGAACAGCAACTAGCATTGATTCTTGGTTGCCGCGACTGTAATTCCCGGGGTTCATTCTTGTGACTCCGTTTAGCAGATCGAGAAAGTCGTAAAAGTCGACCAGGCCATCTTCGATAGCGGCGTTGACGGTACGCTCTGCAAGTTCGTTGAACTTCACCCAGGTAAACAGGAACATCTGCCGCACGTCGAATCCCCATGCCGCAGCCAGTTCCTTCGCCTGCTCCGCGTGGGTACCGGTGTACCACATGGCGAGGACACTGTTTTCGGCTGCGATTGACCAGACTGGAAGCCGCTTCAAGTCCTGCAGCGTCATCGTGCTGTAGTGGTTGCCGGCGGCGCCGTTGCTGATTTTGTTGCCGTACTGCCATGGCGGATCTGCTATTATAAGGTCGTACTGTCGCTCAGCCATTGATCGCCTCCGCCATCTTAACGATCAGCACAGTCAGGCCGATCGACAGAAACCAAAACACGAACAGGCCAGCAAGCATATAGGCCCACACATTACGCATCATGTGACGTTTGATATTCATGCTGCGCTCTCCTGTACTGGCCGCTGCTTGCGCTGGCGGACGTCGGGGGAATAATCCGGCGTACGGCCGGTGTTTTCGGCCTGTTGCTTATCGAGCCACGCTTCTACTTCATCCAAGTTCCAGGCAACGGTGCGGTTGGTCAGTGCAAATCGCTGCGGGAACTCTCCTGCCTTTTCCAGTTTTGTGATCTGCGACTCCGACATTGGAACCATCGCCAGGAGTTGGGGTTTTCGAATTGCTGCTTTCATTGCTTCTCCTTTGTCGGGGCCGAAGCCCCGAGGCTGTTGGTTACATTGGGACTTCGTTCAACTCATCGCGACGGATGTTGTAAACGTCGGTAGCCATTTCAAGCCATTTATCCGACAGCGCATCGCATGCGCCAGGACGTTTTTTACCGTCCGGCCAGGTACCGCCATTGAAGATGAGATCCAGTTTTTCAGCGCTCTCAGCATTGCCAGCTGCTTCGGTGAAGCTGGTCAGAATGTCATCCTGCGAGCGGGGTGGATGTTTATCCTCCTGCTGCTGAGCAGGCTTGGCGTTGATAAGGTTATTTACGCCGGCGGCGCTGGTTGCGGGTGGGGTGACGTCGCGTTCAACGCGTGGTTTGGTTTCTTCAAGCTCGTCCGGGGTATAGACACCCAGCAGAACATCGGGGGTATGTAGGCGTGACCAGCGCTTAGTGCACAGGTATGCCAGCTGTTGCTTCGGATCGTGTTCCCAAAGCGGTGAGTTGCGCACGCCGGCATCTTTCATGCTGATAGTGAGGTAGCGAGGTTCGGTTTCTCCGCGTAGCGTTGCCCATACTGTTACCGTCAGATCAGCTGACTTATCATTTTTGCCGTTTACCTTCGACCAGTCGCCATCCCATTTGTAATTAAGGCGAGTGGCCAAAAGGTTGGATGATGAGACTACTGCGTTAACAAGCTGCGCCTCATAGCCAAGCGAACCGTTAACAACGTGGGTTTTCTGCGCTACAGCAAATGGGTTCATGCCCCACTGCGCCGCTTGCATAGTTACTGCCAGACAGTCAGCCGGATTTCCTGCCAGGTGCTGAGGAACGGTGGCTTTGCTTTGTGCCATCAGTTCTGCGAAGCGAACAAGCCGATCCATCCCCTCCGGGCTGAAAATGGCCGCTGCAGTTCCTACTGTGGCGCCGTGTTGGGATGTCAAAGTGAGTTCGTTGCTCATGCGTATTGGTCCTGTTTGCGCGCCCATGCTGGGCGTTGAATTTTTTCTACGCCGCCCCATTCATCTGTGATGCGGCACTGGTGATAGGTGGATAGATCCCGGCGGTAGAGTCGGTGACCCTCGTCTACATCTGCTGCGTCGAGTTCATAAACGCGTACCGGGTAGCGGCCGCAGTCGATCGTCTCGCTGACAGCCAGGAAGAAAAATCCAGGAGTTTCGCCGGTTACCTGCTGGAATCCATCACGGTACATGGCATCCTGGACGTGATAGCGGAATTCCTCGATGTGGCGCGCAAAGCGGTCCATGTCTGCGACCTTCTTCACGTCCACAATCACCGGGTGATCACTCAGGCATCTGTCTGGACGGCACCGGCATAACTCACCGGTTTCCGGATCAGTCCAGTAGAACGACGATTCGCAATGGCCGTCAGCTTCGAGCATCCAGCGCGCCGCGGGGTGAGCCATAACGCTGTCGCGCATTAACTGAAGTTTCCGGCCTTGCTCTGCGTCCATGACAGTTTTGCCGGTATGCTCGCAGTCTTTCAGGAATGCCGCCTCGGCTTCCTTGCCGGCGGTGGTGCGCCGGTTAAATTCTGGCGCGATGATGAACCGATTACTGAATTCGTCCGGCTCAAGCAGCTTGCAATGCAGCGCCGTTCCCATGTCCAGCGCCTTTAGCTTTTCAGTGTCGACCGGAGCCGTCTTGATCCACTGCAGCAGCGCCGGGTTCTTGGCGACCATATCCAGCTGAGACTTACTCACGCCGTCGCCGGCGTGGTAATCCTCATTTGAAATGTCGTGGTAGATACCTTGTTTCATCACGCCACCTCATCGAATTGGTGGCGCCGACGGTAGATCTCCGCAGCTCGCTGGCGTTTCACCAGCTCCGTTATGCAATCCCAAATTGCAGCGCCTGCCAGTTCCTGGTATTCGGTTGAGTCGGCGCCCAGGGCTAAACCCTCCGGGTCAAAGTCCGGCGGTAGGTACTTGCTGATGAAAGCGGTGAAGCCGTGAATCGGCACATTCTTATCCAGCGCCTCAACCTCTGCATAAACTGCCTCGTTATCCTGCTCTGTGAAGCTGGCAACGATTTTTTCAATATCGATAGCCTGTTGTGCGTTCATAATGGCCTCAGTAGTTAATGGTCATGTGCTGCACCTGCATACATGCAACTGCTTCAACGCATTTTTTCGCGCAATCTTCCTGCACTCCCGCCGCTACCAAATCGGCAACAACAGAGCGATTAACGGCGCGACGATGCTCAACATCTGCCGATTTAGCCGCAATTTCGTCCGCTGCTTTTTTCTCTGCAGCAATCCGATCCTGCTCTGCCTTTTGTGCCCGAAGCCGTTCAGCCTCAACGGCTTCTTGCTTCTCGCGTTCAGCACGTTGTTCTGCTGCAATGCGCTCTTGCTCTGCGCGATCGGCTGCTGCCTTTGCATCGGCTTCTCGTCTGGCCGCGGCTTCGAGTTCTGCCCGGCTCTTTTCTTCTGCTTCTCTGCGCGCGCGTTCTTCTGCTTCGCGTTTGATTTGTGCTTCTCGTTCCCGCTGTGCAGCCTCGGCTTGCTCAATGCGCAGGCGCTCTAGCTCTTTCGCTTCAGCCTCGCGTTGCTGTGCCGCTTTCAGAGCTACTTCTAACTTGGTGATAGCTGCGTCTTTTGCTACGCCTGCCTCTGCCGTAACCTCCTGCCATGAGTCATCTATCGCTGTTGCTTTAACCGATTCCAGCCTTGCCGCTATCTCTTCCGCTGGTGGGACGCTGCCAAACTCATCGACAACGTTGGCAATTTCACGAAGCGCTGACAGTCGTTGCTGCAGGTCGGCAACGCGTTGCTTTTCTGCATTCTCAAATTCGGTAAGAGGAAGGCGTACTGCGTCACGAAGCTGATCGCATGCATCAACAAATCGTTTAATTTCCTGCTCAGCAGGTTTTACTGCTTCTTTCAGGCGGCGGAGGTAATCACGCCCTGGCTTCTCGACCGCTGTCTTGCTTCTGGAAACCTGTGCCGCCAGTGATGCGATCCTGTCGCGCCCTTTCTTGGTTGACAGGTCCGGCACTTCATTTGCCACCGCCTCTTTGATCTGTTCGAAAAACTGATCCAGGCCGTTTGGTTTATAAATTGCTGGCGCCATCTCTTCGGTTATGCTGATAGCCGGTAGTTGTTTTTCTTCGCTCATCTGTGTGCAACCTCTAATTGATTGGCCGCGTCCAGCGCGACACGTGTTGTAAATGCCCAGTGCAGGGCTTCATTGAAATCTGCAAACCGCCAACTGACACAGCCGCAGACGGTCACGCAGAAAATCCCGTTGATGGTTTGAGAAATCATTTTAAATCCTATTAATTACCCTTAGGGTAACTATTGGTGACGTGAAAGCACCTAACCATGTTCTGCTCGGTATTCTTCTAAAATAAAGAGCACATCAAGCTGAGTACCGGCGGGAAGGATATAGGCTGTTTGGCCATTGATTTCACGGACTTCGGCCTGCGCCAAGATCGTGACGAGTTTGCGGGACTTTGGCGCGCTGAATTTTGGAGCGATAAAGGATTTTGTGACCTTTTTCTTGCCCGCGGCTTTGGCCTTTTCTACGTCGCCAGCCAGCACCTTTCCTGCTTGCTCGCCATGCTCTTTTACGCGCTCAACAGCAGCATCGACGGCAACGGCGCCATCTTTGACCAGCGTCTGAACATCGTAATTTGCCTGGGTGAGGGTAAGCAGCTTATCGACCGTGGCGCGGCTCTTGCCGACCAGCGCGGCGATCTCATCTGGTGACAGGTTGAAGCCTGCGAGTTCTTTAACGACCTGCGATTGCTCGTATGGAGTAAGCGCCAGCTGGCTATTGCTGTTCATGATGCGCGCTATGCGCTCCACGTCGCTACCAGTAAAAGGCAGGATGGCTATCCACTCAACGGGCTTTCCCGTGTCACGGCAACGTAAATATGCGCGGTGCCGGCGATGGCCCTCAACAATCCATACTCCGCCATCGTCGCGCGGGCGAACCTCAAGCGGAGGAACAGGCTTGCCTGATGACAGGTGATTAAACAGGTCATCATCAGCGGCCTGTGTGCGCTCATCGTCTACGCGCTTGTTGAAACCTTCCTGGACGTGAATATCATCCAGCTTTATGAACATTCCGGAGTCAGTACGCTTCAGCGTTCCGTTGTTCTTCATCTGTTTAAAAGAGTTTGCCATTAATTGCCTCTCTCTGTTTAACCTCAGCACACTGAGGTTTTATAGATATGGGGTGATCGCCGCATCATCGCGGTGCCTCAATTCCTGCCTGATTGTTAAAGAGCGTCATTACCAGATTGGTAACTTCTTGAGGTAATAATCAACCGTAAAAGGATTGGTGTCAATAGTCAGTAATAGAAAAAGTTACCTAAAAGGTAATTGTTGGTGGCGTGAGAAACCGCCGCATGGCGGTAACTTGTTGGTTAGTTGGGATTACTTCTTACCGTTGGCTTCAGCCATTTGCTGGTAACGTGGGTCGTTAGGCCCGGGGAATCTGGCACTTTGTTCCCTATAGTGCTGCAGGCGTTCTTTGAAATAATCTCGAAGATTCTCCGGCTGCTCAGCCTCAACCTGAGCGGGAACTATTGGCATGTTCATTCGTTCTTTGTACGCCACGCCGGACGCAGCTAAATCTACATTAACCTTGTCCATATCCTCTCTGCTGAGGCTGGCCAGGTTGTATGTTTTCTTCTCTGTCATATCCGAGCCTGCTGCATTACGAACTCAATGAACGATTCGATCTTGGCCTTATCTTCGGCCGGCAACTGCGCGTATTGTGATCGATCATAGTTAATCAGGGTAGGGTCTTTTGGCTTCAGCAGCAGCTCATAGCCACGGCGCCCGAATGCACCGGCGATCGCTTCCAGGCTGTTGATGGTGATATTGCCTTCACGACTCAGCACCCGGTTAACAGTAGACTGGCCAACGCCGGCAGCGGCTCCAACTTTGGCCTGGCTGGAAAGCTCGCGGTTGTTGCTCATCCACAATTCCAGATTGCTCGCGACAATGGCGCCGACTTCGGTTTCCTCTTGCACCGCTTCAGCACCGGCAGCCATAGCCATCATGTGATCGCGGTCCAACCAAAACTTAGGCTTATTCGCTGCAACCTCAAGCTTGCGCGCCACAGAGTCACCGATCGTCTTGTGGTTCTTGTCTGTCGCCGGCTTCAGCCAACGGCTGATCACGTTGGCATTAATCTCCAGCCGTTCCGCCAGGCGTACTTGTCGGCCATCGAAATCACGGTTGATGATGTCGCGTAGATTCTCGCGGCGGATGTCGTTAATGCTTTTCATAGTGGTTTCACAGTCCCTTGAATAGGTTGTTGCCTGTATTTAAAACAAAATTACCTAAATGGTAAACGAACCTGAAAGGTAACAAACTTGCGAATTGGCACCATTTAGGTAATTATCTGCACGATCAAACATTGAAAAGAGGCAGGATATGGAGCCGTTTAACTTCAAACAATTCTGGCTGGGGATGAGCAAAGATGAGCGTGATGCGTTTGCAGAAGAAGCCGGCACCACCGCGCTTTACATCATGACGCATACGCAAAGGAAGACGCGAATGCCGAAAAAAAAGTTCATTGATCAGCTGTTTAAGGCGTGCAAGAAAAGAAAGCCGGACTTGACAAAGCAGGAGCTGGTGCTGTTCTTCTACTGATTAACATCACCACACCAAGGGTTGCTAACGCGGCCCTTTTTTATTGCCTCAAAGTTTAGGTAACAAAAATCTATTTATGGTTGATCTATTTTTGCTTTGCATGCATTCTTACATCACTGACGACAGTAAAAGAGGCCTGTGAATGAAAATTGTTACCCGGGCCGAGGCCATAAATCTCGGTCAACTCCGGTTCTATACCGGCAAGCCTTGCCGTAATGGTCACTACTCTGAGCGCTTTACGAGTAACGGCGTTTGTGTGGAATGCTCCGCGCAACACTCATCCGCATACCGCAAGCACATCAAGAAACTGATCCACGACGCCAGGGCAAAAGTAGCGGAGGTGAGCTGATGGCCGGCGACTGGATAAAAATGCGTTCTGACCTCCACACGCATCCGAAAATTGTCCGCATGGCGTCCGCATTGAAAGCGGACAGACTTCGGATTGTTGGCGGACTACATTCCGCATGGTGTCTTTTTGATGTCCATTCTGTTGACGGTTTCCTTGACGGTTACAGTCCTGAAACGCTGGACGACATGATCGGATTTCCTGGATTTTCTCGCGCAATGATGGCTGTTGGCTGGCTGGAAATTGACGGAGAAAACCTCGTAATGCCCAGATTTGACGAGCATAACGGGCAGTCTGCCAAGCGTCGCGCGCAGGATGCAGCGAGGAAAAGAAGCGTCCGCAAAATGTCCGCATCACAAGTGGACAAAATGACGACCAGAGAAGAGAAGAGAAGAGAAGATCTAAAAGATAAACCCCTCTCTAACGCGCGAGAGAAAAATTTTCCAGCTGATCCACCGCAGGAGCAACAACCGCCTTTCCCATTAAACGGGAATCAGTTCGGCAAATTCACCATGCATAACGGATGGCAGCCCGGCGCCGACTTCCAGCGAATGGCCGCCACCTGGGGGATGAAGATCGCCGAGCCAGTGACGCCGGAAGAATTGCAGGAATTCATCGGTTATTGGGAGCCTGAAGGTAAGGCGTTCCATCAAGCACAGTGGGAACAGAAACTTGCACGTAGCGTGCTCATGAGCCGCGCCCGTAAAACTACAGGAGTAAAAAACCATGAAACAGGTAAGCGACCTGATGGGACAACTGGACATTGGCGCGGTAATGCCGCCGAAGGGGTATACGCCGCACTCACAGAACAATTGCGATCAGACGGACTTAGCGAAAGCCAGATACGCAAAATTTTGGATGAGGATGATGGAGATCTATTCGGATCGGTGGACGGCGAAGAACGGCAGGGCACCGTCGTTACTTTGGAAGCAGGCGATTACAGCGCTCACTGATCAGCAGATCCAACAGGCGATAGCCGCATGTGTGCAACGTTGCTGGGACGGGAACAGCTATGCGCCTGACCTGGCCGACTTCATGGCGATAGTTAGCCAAGTGTCTGCCAACGCGTTTGGCCTTACGGCTGAAGACGTCATGGATGAATTCAGGAAATACAACCGGGATAAATACCGTCACAGTTGCGCCGAAACGTACCCATGGCGCCACGATGTGTTGTATTGGATTGTTTGTGACCTGAGAAGGGAAATGATCCAGAAGGATTTAAACGATGTTGAGCTTGAGAAGCGCGCCGGGAAGCATCTAAAGCGGTGGGCTGAAAAGGTCAAAGCAGGGGAAACAATCCCGAAACCAGTGCCTTTGCTGTCGGAAAAAGCTTCTGAGATTAAGCGCGGGGCACCAGGTGCCGGCCATTCAGCAGCAATGGAAATGCTGGCAAGATTGCGAAACGGAAAACCGAATACGAATTGAAATGCTGAAATTTCTGCGGCTACGGTGGGTAGATTGCGTTAAGTGCCTTGATGGCATGTAACGAGATGGGTTAAGCCATAAAATCGATTGTAGGCCTGTACAGAGGGTTTTAGCGCATGTGCGATTTGTGAGAGCAATCGCTATTTTTTAGTTGCAAATAATTACCCAATTGGTAATGATTACCTAAAAGGTGATTTAAGGAGTGAGCAGTGAAGCGAGTTGCAAACCGTTCCTTTGCCCTTGGCCGCCTTAAGACAGGGCAGATGAATAAAACCGAAGAAGCGTATTTCGCTGAACTCAATACGCAGAAGTCATCTGGCTTGATCGCCTGGTTCAAGTTCGAAGGGGTAAAGCTCCGGCTGGCAGACAACACGTTTTACACGCCTGACTTCGCAGTGATGCGCGCAGACGGAACGATGGAACTGCACGAGGTGAAAGGATTTTGGACTGACGACGCCAGGGTAAAAATCAAAGTCGCCGCGGATATGTACCCATTTAGGTTTATCGCGCTCAAGGCCAAAAGCAAAAAGGCCGGCGGTGGCTGGCAGCAAGAGGAGTTTTAACGATGGACAACATCGACGACGCAAACGAGCGCGCAGCCACATACCTGCAGGCGCAGATCGATGCAGTAACAAAAAAGTCATCACTGCCGGCGGCGCATGAATGCGACGAGTGCGGCGAAAAAATCCCAGAAGCACGGCGCAGAACCGTGCCAGGCGTCCGGCTCTGCATCGACTGCAAAGAGCTGGAAGAACTGAACCAACGTACACACAGGTAAGGATTTGATAATGAAAAATATCGTTGAAAATCAATGTATAAAAACTGATAAGCCGCTTCCAATGAGTTATGAAGCGTTGAAGGCTGAGCGCGATGCGCTGCAGAAGCGAGCTGATGAGCTGGCTGTGGAGAACAAGGCCCAGGCCGACGCGCTTTCTTTGATTTCAAGTTGCTATGGGATTTCTCCGCACATTCAAAGCATGTGTGTTGTTGAAACCCCAGCAACCTCCGTAGCACTTGCCGAGATTAAGGCTCAGGGCTTGGATGAACTGGCAAATGCCTGTGACGGATATGCAGAAAATCATGTCTACACGTTCACCAAAAGGCACGCTGAAGAATTTGCAGCAAACCTTCGGGAGGCCAAATGAAAGAGCGCCCATACGACAACCGCAAGGCTCGCATTGAGAAGAAATTCAGCACCGAGGCGATGCGGCTGCTGATGGCGCTCATGCCGCGTCAATATCCCGCCGATGCATTTGAAATGGGTTGGGGCTACGAATTTGATTTCGACCAATGGCAAGTAACCACCGTTGATTATTGGGGAGAGGCTGACAGTTTCGATTCGTTTTATCTGCTGCACGATGCTCTGATTTTGCAAACCACTGACTGGGACGGAATCAGTAAAGCCCACGATGCTGCAGGCTGGGAAAATTACGATTCCGTTGACGAATCCCCATTCTATTCGCCGTGGCGTCTTGGTGATGTAACCCGCCGAGAAATCATTACCCACTGTCGCAAATTGGTTAAGGCTGGCGTGTGCTGGGAGGTGGAGCGTGGGTAAGCGTAAGAGCAACAGAGCGGCGCGGAGATTGCTTTGCGTATCGGCTCCAGGCCCGGAAGACTGCTTCCGCATCAGCAACCGGCGCTGGCAGGTGTACAGCGCCAACTACCCACACGCATGGCAGCACGTTAAATCATCACGCAGCCAGCGGCGTGCCGCCAAATTAATTCATGCATTGTGGGCCGAGGCCCAAGGGCCAGAAACCGCAACCTGTCCGGGGTGTGGAAAACGTGGCGAGTCAAATCAGAAAGACGGCGGATTCTACTGCTACGGCAGTGACCGTTGCTGTCCATAGGCCCAGGAGAAAGCACAATGAAAAACAATATCGTAATTACAGGTCGTGCATTTGTTGAATTTCGCCGCGTAATCAGCGGGCTAGATAACGCTGAAACCAGAGAGATCATCAACAGCCACGATTTAGCAGCTCAACAGGTCGATCTTGAGCATTGCCATACCATTGTGGAAATCAACGACATTGATATTGAGGTAAATCCGCAATGACTAATTTGAGCGAACTGAGCAAGCCTGTGATGTATGTCGTTCGCACCCTAGACGGTAGCGTGGCGTCGGTAAAATCGCATAGCTACACCGCGCCAAAGGGATTCACAAGCGAGCCCCTCTACTCGCAAGAGTACGTCTCCGCCCTGCTGGTCGACAACGAATACATGCGCTGGCGCATCAAAGAAATCGATCTGCTGTTCGGTCAAATGCTACTGACGATGCAAGCGGCGGTTATTGAAATTGAACACGGCGAAGGGCCAAGCGCTGCTATGCAGTGGATAGTCAATAAATTGATGGGTCCAGGTGAGTTTGCGCCGGATAGCGAAAAAGACGCGCAGGCATATTTCAATCGCGAGTCAGAGAAAATCGATGTTGAGTACAGCAAGTGCATGGAGTTCTTTGAAGCACGCCGCAAAGCCATGAAGGAGTAGAGCAATGGATAAATTCAGCGAACTGAAAGCGGCCGCAATGGCCGCAACTCCTGGGCCGTGGGAATGGTTCACAAGTAACAGCATAGCGCGATTGAGCAGCACGCCAAGCGGCAAAGATGGCGATGTGCTGAGTGCTTTTCGCGCATTCGATGGCGTGCCATGCGTGAGCGTTAGCCAGCGCGATATGGCTTTCATCGCCGCAGCTAACCCTGCGGTTGTTATCGCTCTGCTGGCAGAGCTGGAAGCGAAGGATGAGCGCATCGCATCTCTTGAACGCATCAACCAGGCGCAGGACGACCACATAAATCAGCAACAGGACAGAATCGACTCGCTGGAGAAAACAAACGCCAGTTTAGGTCAGCGGCTTGGTGCAGCAGAAAAGCGGCTGGCTACGCCGGTGCGGTTGCTGGGTGAAATGCTAGTTCACGATTGGGAGCACCGCGTTGAACGGCAGGCCGCTTTCGAGCACAGGAAAATAGCGTGGGACGCCCGCCTGGCAGAAGACAAGAAAGCCATCCTGGCCGCCGGCTTCACCTTCACCGTAGAGGGGGATGAGTAGGATGGTCGATTACAGCAAAATGAGCGACGGCGAAATCAGCGTAAGGCCGGCCTATTACCTCAAGCCAAAATATAGCGCCATCATTAGCCCAATAGACCCTACTGGCGCGCAGCTTTCATGGAATTGGTTTAACACAGTGCAGACTACTGGTTTCTTTCCGCTTCGGCGTTCTGAAGAGCTATTCCACGTCATGAAGAAACACAAAATCGGCCTGTCACCATCAGGGAAAACGGTATGGCAAGCGAGCCATGAATCGGGAGCCAAAGCTACGCACAGAAACCCGCTGCGAGCAGTGGCTATTGTATATCTCATGATTAAGGTGGATGCATGACACTAACGACAGAACGCCAGCAGTTTGAAGAGTGGGCAAAAGGTGAAGGATTTTCTTTGGCGCGGGGAATCCCAGTGGATTGCGGAAATTGTATTTACGTCGATGGTGACACATACATATTGTGGCAAGCATGGCAGGCATCGCGCGAACTCCTGGCTAACCGGGTGGCGCAGCCGGTGATGTGGGCTCATGAGAGAAAACTATCAACTGACGTAGCAATTACGAAAGATGAAGTGGTAGCGGCTGCGTGGAAAAGCGAAGGACTATCGATTACACCGCTCTACACCGCTCTACACCGCTCTACACCGCCAGCAATGGTGGGAGAATTGCTTGAGGCTATGGAAGAAGTTATCCGCATTTCCGATCGCGACCATGATGCCTGGAACAGAGTAAAGGTAGCTATCACTGCCTACCGCGCCGCAATGCTGGCTCAACCTGTAAGTAGCGGTTACACGTTGAACTCTCCGGTAATTCCGGATGGTTGGAAGCTTGTTCCTGTCGAACCGACAGAAGATATGTTACGCGCTGCATATCGTGAGTCTGGGGTTTATAGCGCGAAAACGTATCGCGCAATGCTGGCAGCAGCGCCGGAGAGTGTGAATGGCTAAGAGCGACGAACAACGCAAGGCTGACGCGCGCGACCGTAAGCGCGCTCAGCGTCAACGCGAAAGAGAAGCGGCGAGCAGCGCCGCTGTAAGCGGCCGGCGCCGGATTACGTTCGAGGTTAGCGATCACATCTTCGAGCAGATCAAGGCCAACTGTATTGCGCGGCGCCCGGGGAAAGAACCGTATAGCGTCGATGAATATTTCGAACTGCTAGCAGTGCAGGACATCAACCAACTGAAACGCCAGCTTGCGGAACTGGCCAGCCACAAATGCCAGTGCGGCGAATCGATGCCTGGGCCTGCCGGCGGCTGTTACCGCAACGGAGAAGCGGCGTGCGGTCAGACGCAGATCTGGCGAGAGCTGATGCTCAAGACGCTGTGACGTGTCACATGATAAAGCGTGACGCGTTACGACAAGTCACACAGCACAACATCCGCCGCTTGGCGGTTTTTCACTGCGTGTTATGATATTACCCAGGAGGTAATTTTTATGGCGAGAGACGGTAAGCTTAACGCGCAGATGGAACGCTTCTGCCAGGAATACATCAAGAACCCGGACAACCAGACCGCGGCAGCAGCAGCGGCCGGTTATAAGAATGCGGCCGTGTCTGCGTCCCGAAATATGGATAGCCCGAAGGTGCAAGAACGCATTGCAGAGCTGATGAAGCAACGCAATAAGCGCACGAAGATCAGCGCTGACTATGTGCTTAACCGGCTGATTGAAATCGATCAGATGGACGTGCTGGACATCTTGAATGATGACGGCGGACTTAAGCCTATAAGTGATTGGCCAAAGGTTTGGCGAACAACACTCAGCGGACTGGACATCTCAACGACGATCACAAACTTCGACGAAACCACGCTTGAGAACATGCTGAAGAAGATCAAGTGGCCGGATAAGGTGAAGAACCTGGAGCTGATCGGTAAGCACGTCGATGTTCAGGCATTCAAAGACCGGGTGGACGTCAATGTTAACGTGACCCTGGCCGATCGTATGGCCAACGCCCGCCGGCGCGCACTGGAGAAAAATACCAAGTGAGTGATGACGAAGAGCTACTTGAGCAGCAACTCGTTGAGGATATAGCCAGCTTCACGCATGACCCTCACGGATACGCGCTCTATGCGTTCCCCTGGGGCGAGGAGGGAACCGAGCTTCACGACTCCGCAGGGCCGCGTCAATGGCAGGGTGAAGCATTCGATGAGATCGGCGACCACCTTCAAAACCCAGCTACCAGGCATCAACCGCTGCTAATCTGCCGTGCTTCAGGCCACGGCATCGGAAAGTCTGCATGGATCTCTATGCTGGTGAAGTGGGGCATGGATACCTGCGAAGACTGCAAGGTAGTGGTGACCGCAAACACCGAGAATCAGTTACGCACCAAGACCTGGCCGGAGATCGCAAAGTGGCAGCGCCTATCTATCACCAGCGACTGGTTTAACTGCACTGCTACCGCCATCTATGCCAACGACCCGGCGCACGCAAAATCGTGGCGCGCGGACGCCGTCCCGTGGTCAGAGAACAATACCGAGGCATTCGCCGGCCTGCACAACAAGGGCAAGCGCATCATCCTGATTTTCGATGAGGCATCCAACATTGCCGATCTGGTGTGGGAAGTTGCTGAAGGTGCGCTGACCGATGAAGGGACAGAGATTATCTGGGTGGCATTTGGCAACCCGACGCGAAACATGGGTAGGTTCCGCGAGTGCTTCCGCAAGTACCGCCACCGCTGGAAGGGCAGGCAGATCGACAGCCGCACCGTCGAAGGCACCAACAAAGAGCAGATCGCCAAATGGGAAGAGGACAACGGCGAGGATAGCGACTTCTTCAAAGTGCGCGTGCGCGGGATATTCCCTGACGCCTCGGAGACACAGTTTATCCCAACAGGCCTAACTGATGCAGCGCTGGCGCGGGTGGTTACAGAGCGTGATGTGGCGCACGCCCCAACAATCATCGGTGTCGACCCGGCATACTCCGGCGCCGACGACGCAGTGATCTACATGCGGCGCGGGCTGCATGCGAAGCTTCTCTGGCGTGGCGGCAAAACCACCGACGACCTGATCATGGCCAAACGCATTGCCGACTTCGAAGACCAGTATCACGCCGATGCTGTGCATATCGACTTTGGCTATGGTACTGGCCTGCACTCAATCGGAAGCGGCTGGGGACGTTCATGGACACTGGTGCCATTTGGTAGCGCATCGAGCGACCCGCAGATGCTGAATAAGCGCGGAGAGATGTACAACAACGCCAAGACCTGGCTAAAGCTCGGTGGCGCATTAGATGAGCGCGAGACGGCAGAGGATTTGTCAGCGGCTGAGTACAAGGTTAGGACGGATGGCAAGATAGTGCTGGAGCCGAAGGAAGACATTAAGGATAGACTCGGTCGCTCCCCGGGTTGTGGTGATGCCTTCGTGCTCACGTTCGCCTATCCGGTGACGAAACGACAGCACGCATTGCCAGGAGAAAGGCGCGGCGGGGCCGTAACAGACTATGATCCCTATGCGTGATGATTTAGCAGAATATCGAACTGCCTAAGTTTCTCAGGTAGTTGCCATAAAAAAGCCCGCATTAGCGGGCTGTGACTCCACGGTTTGGCATCATCTGATATCGATATCCGGAACAATTACTGAAGGCTTGAATGTCACGCGATAGAAATATGGGCTGGCCTTCACGCCGTCGATCTGCTCGATGAAGAATGTGACGTTGTCAGATAGGCCGAGCAGGTGCTTTTTGTACTGATTCGGGCCAACCTTGCATACGATCCCCAAGGTATTGGCGGTGCTGCTATTGTCCTTCGAACACAAGCCTTCGATAGACAACATGTAATCACCAGTAATGCCGTTGTAGAAGACGACGCGGCGATTAACCTCGAAGTTATCAGAGGCGGTGCTCAGGTTTTTTGACACAACATCAGCATCATTTACATCGCAAGCTGACAGGGAAAAAACTGCCAGCAGCATTAAAAATTTCTTCATGGTTCCACCTACAACTTAATCTTGTCGAACGCTGCACTGATGTTCTCAGCGAGAGATTCCAGGCTTTCCTTGCTTTCAAAGCTGCCGCGGTCGATCAGAGCGCTGCGCAGCGCATCAAGCTTGGCGTGGTATCGCGCCATAGCCTCTTGTTGCTTTTCGTGGTGGCCGGGGGTGAATTCGATTAATGCTTTGGTCATGGTTGATTCCTCGTTAAAAAAATGCCCGCGCAAGGCGGGCTAAATCCTACACACAGCTTCAGGTTGTTAACGGTCTCGGCACAACGGAAAGAGCACTGACTTCGAACAGACCTTGCGCGCAGGAACGACGATCAATCTCAATGCTCTTACCTGTTGAACCATCGAGAGCACCGATACCAGTTTTATACTGTGTAGAGTGATAGAAGCTGGCTCGGCTTATGTGCTCTCAATGATTACCATAAAGGTAATTTGTTTTGTTTATAACGTCAACAAATTAGTCAAAATAATTCTCATGTGGTTTAATTGGTAATTATTTGGGAGGGTTACGCGCATGTGCATGAGTACGCCGAAGGTTTCAACGCCACCGCAGCCACAGGCAGCGCCGCAAGCGCAGGATGCTGCAGTGATTGATGCTGCCGATAAGGATAAGGCTCGACGCCGTGCAGCCGCTGGCCAACAGTCGACAATCCTTACTGGTGCGCAGGGTGCCACTGGCCAAGCCAGTACCACCGGCAAAACTCTGTTGGGTGGCTGATCATGGCTGAACAGGAATCCCGCAAGCAGTTTCTGGAAAAGCAGCTATCTCAGCTCGTAACCGCGCGGACGTCGTATGACTCGCATTGGAAAGAGCTGAGCGATTTCATCCTGCCAAACTGCGGGCGATTCCTGACAACCGACGCCGGCCGCAATAAACGCAACACCAAAGTTGTTGACCCAACGGGCGGCCTTGCTTCGCGCACTCTTGAATCTGGCATGTTGTCAGGCATCACCAGCCCGACGCGCCCGTGGTTTTCTCTGAGCACTCCCGACAAGCAATTGATGGATAGCTGGCCGGTAAAGATGTGGCTCTCTCAGGTCGTCGAATTGATGAACGACGTGATGAACAAATCGAACTGGTATCAGTCCCTGACCGTTCTCTACCGCTACCTTGGCACGTTTGCCACCGGTGCGATTTCTATCCTGGAAGATGAAGAGGATGTGATCCGCACGCATGTGCTGCCGATCGGGAGCTACTACATATCGAACAGCGATCGCCTGCAGGTCGACACTGTATTCCGCAAGTTCTCCATGACATGCCGTCAGTTAGTGACGAAGTTTGGAAAGGAGAACGTGAGCGATGCCGTGGCATCCGCATGGAATACCGGCTCGTTTGAAACGTGGTTCGAAGTCGTGCATGCCGTATTGCCGAACACCAACCGTGACACTGGAAAGCTGAACGCGAAGAACAAGCGTTTCAGCTCGATTTATTACGAACCAGGCGGTTCCGGCGACAAGCTGCTGAGCGAATCTGGTTTCGATGAAATGCCTATCTTGGTGCCGCGCTGGGACATCAACGGTGAGGATGCATACGGCTCATCGTGCCCTGGCATTCTTGCGCTGGGCGGCGTGAAAGCGTTGCAGCTTCAGCAGAAGCGCAAAGACCAGGCGATCGACAAGTTGGTTAACCCGCCGATGATGGCTCCAAGTTCGATGAAGAATGAACGCCTGTCGCTGCTACCTGGGGATGTTTCCTACTACAACGGAGCCGGCGACACGGCTGGATTTAAGCCGGTTTACGAGATCAACCCCCGCATTCAGGAACTGCTCGGCAGCATTCAAGACGGGCGCCAGCTTGTTAATGAGTGCTACTTCGTTCCGCTGTTCAACATGTTCAGCAACGTCAACACCCGCAGCATGCCGATCGAAGCGGTCAACGAGATGCGCGACGAGAAGATGCTGCAGATCGGCCCAGTGCTTGACCGCCTTAACGATGAACTTCTGGACCCTGCTATCGATCGGATTTTCAACATCATGATGCGCCGCGGCATGTTGCCACCACCTCCTGATGAACTGCAGGGGCAGCCGCTGCGCGTGGAATACACCAGCGTGATGGCCCAGGCGCAGAAATCTGTTGGCATCGGATCCATCGAGCGCTTTGTCGGCTTCATCGGGAATATGGCTGCGGCAGGGTTCCAGCAGGCCGCTGACAAACTTGATGTTGACCAGGCGATCGATGAATACGGCGACATGCTTGGCGTGCCTACAACGATCACCAAGTCCGACGAGCAGGTGCAGGCGGAACGCGAGCAGCGCGCGCAGCAGCAGCAAGCAGCGCAGAGCCTGCAGATGGGTGCTGGCGCCGCTGACATTGCGAAGACGCTCAGCCAATCAGGAACTGCTGACCCTAACTTACTGACCAGCATTCAGCAGGCTATGCAGCAAGGCCAGGGGGCGCAGCAATGATGACTCGCGAGCAGCTTCAACAGCGCCACGCTGATGACGTTAAGAAGGTAATGGCAACAGAGAGTGGCCGCCGTTTTGTGTGGGGGATTCTCGATCAGGCTGGTGTGTTTCGCATCTCATTCACCGGCGAAGTTAACAGCACAATTTTCAATGAAGGTAACCGCAATTCAGGGCTGGCGCTATTCAACGACGTGTTGAAGTTCTGCCCTGAACTGTACCTAAAGATGGCCGCCGAGGCCGAGAAAGACAGAGAGGCTAATCATGGCAACACAACGCCAGAAAGTGATCCGGAATGACGGCGGCGTGCAAGTCGTTAAGGTTCTGAGCGGCGGCGGTTCTTCCGTTGCATGGGGTGATATCACCGGTAAGCCAACCACATTCGCACCGCCGGCGGCAACCGCTTCTGTAGTCGGCGGCGTGAAGCAGGCTGCAACACAAGCTAACTCAGCCGCAACCGATGTGGCTGGGCTGGTAACTGACTTTAACGCTCTGCTGGCCAAGCTGAAGGCCACGGGGATCATGGCTTAAGAGGCAACGCATGAACTTGTTCGAACGCTTGATGTATCGCCGCCTGTGCTCTGAAGCTCCGCCGGAAGGCGGTGATGGTGGCGCAGCTCCTGCAGCAACCGGCGATAACCCGGCTGCAGATGCCAATGCAGATAATCCTGGGGAAGGTGACAACCCGGAAGGCGAAGGGAAACAGGAAGGCGGCAAGACGGCAGAAGAACTCGCAGCAGAAAAAGATGCGAAAGAGAAAGCCGATAAGGAAGCTGCGGAAAAAGCGGAGAAGGAAAAGAAAACCGCGGTGCCGGAGAAATACGAGTTCACTCCGCCGGAAGGACAGGAACTTGATGCCAATGCTCTTGCTGTGTTTGAGCCGATCGCTAAAGAACTTGGATTGAGCCAAGAGCAGGCGCAAAAGCTGGTCGACATCTACCCGCAGATTCAGCAGCAGCAGGCAGAAGCCTGGAGCAAGCAAGTTTCGGATTGGGGTGAGCAGGTCAAGTCCGACAAAGAAATCGGCGGCGACAAGTTCAACGCCAGTGTAGGCGCCGCGCAGCGCGCACTGGATCAATTCGGCAACCCGGAGTTGCGTGAATACCTGAATGCGAGCGGCCTGGGTAATCACCCGGCACTGGTTCGCTTCTGTGCAAAAGTCGGCAAGGCGATGGCTGAAGATACCTTCGTCGTGCCAAATCAAGGCGGTCAGCGTAGCGCGGCCGACATTCTCTACGGCAAGAAGGAGTAACACCGAATGGCTATTAAAAGCACCAACGCGCTGACGCTGGCAGACTGGGCAAAGCGCACTGATCCTGATGGTAAAGTGCCAACCATCGTAGAACTGCTGTCGCAAACCAACCCTGTGTTGACCGATATGCTGTTTGTTGAAGGCAACCTTCCAACTGGCCACCGCACCACCGTGCGCACCGGTCTGCCTGCAGCAACCTGGCGCCTGCTTAACTACGGCGTTCCATCCAGCAAATCGACCACGGCACAGGTAACAGACAGCACCGGCATGCTGGAAACATATGCCGAGATTGATAAGTCTCTAGCCGATCTGAATGGTAACTCTGCCGAGTTCCGCCTGTCAGAAGACAACGCCTTCCTGGAGGCAATGAACCAGGCAATGGCAGAAACCATCTTCTACGGTGACACGCGTATTAACCCTCAGCGATTCACCGGCCTGTCGGCACGTTATAACGACAAGTCTGCCAAGAACGCGCAAAACATCGTTGATGCCGGCGGCACTGGGTCAAACCTGACCTCTGTATGGCTGGTTGTTTGGGGGAGCAATACCGTTCATGGAATTTTCCCCAAAGGGCAGAAAGCAGGTCTGAACCATCAAGACCTGGGCGAGCAAACACTGAAAGATCAGAATGGCGGACAGTATCAAGGCTATCGAACCCACTACAAGTGGGACAATGGCCTGACTGTTCGCGACTGGCGTTATGCCGTTCGCATTGCCAACATCGATACCACCAAGCTGGGCGCCGACGATGGCCCGAACCTGGCGAAGCTGATGGTGCAGGCTTTGCATCGCATCCCTAACCTACAGATGGGTAAGGCTGTGTTCTATATGAACCGCGATGCAGCTGAATACCTGGACATTCAGGCAACTGAAAAAGCCTCTCTGGCGATCAGCGTTAAAGAAACCGAAGGCGTGTGGTGGACTTCGTTCCGCGGCGTGCCAGTTCGCACCTGCGATGCTCTGCTGAGCACTGAATCGCAGGTTCAATAATCCCGGCTGAGCCGCCGGGTGCGGCTCTCCTTTCTCACTGATGGAGAGACAAAATGATCCTCGACTATCTGAATATGTTCTCGCAGGCGCAGGCTGTTACGGCAACCGCGCCTTCTACTGACGTTATCGACCTCGGGCCGCTGTATGCCGGCAATGATGTCCGTGATATCGGACCTGGCTATCCGGTTGAATTCATCGCTCAGGTGGCTTCCACTGCCGCTGCTGGCGGTGCAGCTACCGTAACGATCAGTCTGCAAACCTCCAAGACCAGCGATTTCGCCAGTGCAACCACGCTGCTGCAGACCGGTGCAATCGCGGTTGCTGATCTGAAGGCTGGTTATCGCTATGTGGCAACTGTTCCACACGGTGTGCAGCGCTATCTGCGCGTCAATTACACCGTAGCCACTGGCCCGTTGACCGCCGGTGCTTTCACTGCTGGCCTGCTGCTGGATGCTGATGCACAACGCAGCTATGCAAGCGCCTTCAATATCACTGTTTAACGGGGCGTGACATGTCACAACTGAAAATGTACCGCGTCACGCGCAAGTCATTCATCAACGGGCATCTGCTGGAAGAGGGCGACACAATCGAATACGGCGGCAGGGCTGGCGACAACCTGCAGCTGATCGATGGTGATGGCAATCTGCTGGAAGAGGGCGGCGGCAACAGCGACGACAGCGCGAAGCTGGCCGCGTTGCAGCAGCAGTATGAAGAAATCTTTGGCACCAAGCCGCACCACAAAGCGGGTATTGCCAAATTGTCAGAAGAAATTGAAGCCAAGCGAAAAGAGTTAGGCATCAACTAACAAAGGGGCTTCGGCCCCTTTCTTTCCTGGAGTCCTCGCATGAAAACCGTAAACCTCAAGATCGGCACAGACACCTACGAAAGCGAAGGCGGAAAGCCGGAGACTCGCGACGAATATCCGTGGGGGCTTCGCTTCACACTGAACAATGACACATTGGAAAAGCTGGGGATCCCACTGCCAAAGGTTGGCGAATCACTGACAATTGGCGGCCTGGCTAAAGTGCTGTCTGTCTCCACACGCACCGAAGGTGATAAAGCGGAAAGCAGCGTTGATCTTCAATTTACTGATATTGGCGTAGAGCCGGCGGCCGCGCCGCAGCGTTCTGCTGCTGACACACTTTATGGCGACGCAGGAGGCGAGTGATGGCATCCGTTATCCAGATCTGCAACGTGGCGCTTGGTCGGCTTGGCAACAGCCGAGTTATTGCCAGCTTGACGGAAAAGAGCAAAGAAGCGGCGGTATGCTCGCTGTTTTATGAAGACTGCCGCGATGCGGTGCTGGCTGATTTTCCGTGGAGGTTCGCCACAAAGCGCGTGGCGCTCGCCGATCTGGATATCGAACAGCCTGATTGGCAGTACAGCTACCGCTACCCGGTGGACTGCCTGCGCATTGTTGCGATCGTCTCTCCAGACGGTGAGCGCTTTATTACGCCAGAACGGCGCGTGCCGTATGAGGTCGGTTCTGATGAGAATGGCACTGGCCGTTTGATATTGACTGACCTGCCGAAAGCATGGCTGCGCTACGTGACGCGCGTCACCGATCCCAACATGTTTGACGCAGAATTCCGCGACGCCCTTAGCTGGCGCCTGGCCGCCGAAATCAACATGCAGATCACTGGCGATGCCAGTCTCGGTAATCGCGCCGAGCAGAAATACCAACTCACCATTTCATCTGCGTCAACGCTGAGCATGAATGAAACCCAGGAGCCGCCTGCGCCGTGGTCTGAGGTTTCCGACGCGAGGGCATCATAATGACAACCAGCATCATTCAACCGTCCTTTGCTGGTGGCGAGGTGTCGCCAAGCCTTTACGGCCGTGTTGATCTGGAGAAATACCAGACATCACTGCGCCGCTGCCGTAACTTCATCGTCCGCCAATATGGCGGCGTTGAGAACCGCCCTGGAACGCGCTATGTGGCGCCGGCAAAGTTTCCAGATCGCAAGTGTCGCCTGATCCCGTTCCAGTTCAACACGGAGCAGACCTATGTGCTCGAGGTCGGCGATCACTACTTCCGCGTTTTTATGGATGGTGCACAGGTTGTCTACTCATCCGGGTCCAGTGCTGGCCAGCCTGTCGACGTTACGACGCCGTGGGCTGCTGCAGATATCGACCTGCTTAAGTATACGCAGAGTGCAGACGTGATGACAGTTTGCCACCCAAACTACCCGCCCCTGGAAATCCAGCGCTATGCGCACGATGACTGGCGCACTTCTGAAGTGGAAACAAAAAACGGTCCGTTTAACAATATCAACGTTGATGAATCGATAACTGTTTATGCAAGCGAGCGCGGCGGTGATGTAACGCTGACAGCTAGTTCAGCAATTTTTAAAGCATGGCATGTTGGCCAACTCTTCTACGCGGAACAAAAGAATATAGATAGCACTCCGCGCTGGGAAACTGATAAGCCCGTTGCGGTCGGCGACTATTGTCGATATTCATTCAACTTTTATCGATGCATTAATGCTGGGCCAAAAGGCCACACAGGTACAGTGGCACCTTCACATACTGATGGCGCTCAATGGGATGGCTGGGGCAATGCCGATCAAAACGGTGTTTGTTGGCAATATATTCATAGTGGCTCTGGGATTTTAAGAATCAACAGCGTGGCAGCTGATGGCCTTACCGCTAATGCTACAACTATAACGGAGTCGGACGGAGTTCAGGAACTTCCGTTAGCAATGGTTGGCGCCGAGAATGCTACATACAAGTGGGCGCATTATGCCTGGAATGGTGATGCCGGCTATCCTGGCACCGTCGTGTACTTCCAGCAGCGCTTGATGTTTGCCGGTTCGCGCAGTCAGCCACAAACCGTGTGGACCAGCCGCAGCGGCGACTATAAGGACTTCGGCACATCAAACCCGACCGTTGACGATGACGCGATCACCTATACCTATGCCGGGCGCCAGCTCAACCAAATTCGTCATCTGATCGACGTCGGATCGCTTGTCGCGCTAACCAGCGGTGGCGAATACAAGGTGAACGGCAACCAGCAAGGGACGCTAACCCCGTCGGCATTCCAATTTTCAAGCCAGGGGCAGAATGGCGCCAGCCATGTGCAGCCGATAGCCATCAGCAACGTGGCGCTGTTCATCCAGCAGAAGGGCGGCGCGGTGCGCGATCTTGCCTATTCGTTCGACGTCGACGGCTTCCAGGGTTCTGACCTGACCATCCTCGCTAACCACTTCTTTACCGGATACCAGATTACCGATTGGGCATTCTCAATCACGCCAATGTCGATCGTTTGGTGTACGCGCAATGATGGCGCATTGCTTGGCCTGACTTATCTCCGGGATCAGCAGGTGGCAGCTTGGCATCTTCATCCGGGAGCCGGCCGCTATGAATCAGTGTGTAGCATTGCCGAAGGAAACGAAGACGCGCTCTATTGCGTGGTTGAACGCACCATCAATGGCCAGCAGCGACGCTATATCGAACGTATGCAGAGTCGCTTATACGATGCGATGGAAGATGCATTTTTTGTGGACTGTGGCCTGACGTATGACGGCAGGAATCGTGAAGCAAGCAAAACCATGACTCTGACCGGTGGCGCAGGTGACTGGCCTTATGACGAAGAGATGACGCTGACGGTGGCCGGCGCTAGTTACTTTACGTCCGGCGATGTTGGCAGTGAAATTCACATGCCGTATATCGAGGATGATGTGAGCAAGGTGCTGAAGTTGTTGATCCGTGCGGTGGCCAGTGGCAACCAGGCAACCGTGACCAGCAACCGAGATGTTCCGCCGCAGTTCCGCGGTGTGCCAGTCAGCGACTGGGGCATGGCGCGATCGACATTCGTAGGGCTTGATCACCTTGATGGCCAGACCGTCAGCATTTTGTCAGACGCCAACGTTGAGCCGCAAAAGGTTGTCAATGCTAGCTCTATTACGTTGGAGAAGGCCGGCGCAGTAGTGCATGCAGGGTTGCCGATCAAAGCGGTCATTGAAACGCTGGACGTTAACCTGAACGGCAACGAAACACTGCTCGATAAGAAGAAACTCTTCACGGCCGCATCGTTGCTAGTGAATGAGTCGCGCGGTGTGTTTGCCGGCACTCCCGGCGGCGAGATGTACGAATACGCGCAACGCAACGATGAATTTTATGATGACCCTGTCGAACCGAAGACGGGAACCATTGAATTACAATTGGATGCCAACTGGAGCAAGAACGGCCGGCTGATTGTGGAACAGAACGACCCGCTGCCGATGACCATTCTTGCAGTTATCCCGCGCGTAACCGTAGGAGGCATTTAGTGCGCAAGGTTGAAGTTGTCGAAGCCACTCTTGAACACGTTGCGGCGCTCCTGCCGCACGTTCGCCAGGCTGACGCCGATGAGTTCGAGGCGATGAGTGGCAAGACGCCGGCTCAGGTTCTTGAGCTGGCGCTGCGCACTTCTGCATTTGCTTTCGCTGGGCTGATCAATGGCGAGGTTGTGACCATCTTCGGCGTGGCGCCACGTTCAATGATAACCGGCTCTGGGGTTCCGTGGCTGGTGGGTTCTGACCTGCTTGAACGATACCAAGCCACTTTCCTACGCCGGTGCCGGCCAGTTCTGCGTCTTTTCCTGCAGCACTATCCGGAGCTGGAAAACTACGTCGACGCGCGCAACATCGCGGCTAAATGCTGGCTGCACTGGCTGGGGTTCACCCTCCATGAAGCGCAGCCTATTGGCCGTTCCGGGCTTCCATTCCACAGATTTGAAATGAGACGAGGTGATTCATGTGTGCACCAGCAGTAGTTGCAGGCGCATCTATTTTGATGGGCGGCCTGAGTGCCTATAGCCAAATCCAGCAGGGTCGCGCCGCGTCTCAGGTTGCCAATGCCCAGGCAGAGGCATATGACAATGCATCCCGCGATGCGATCAACACTGGTAATGCTGAAGCTGCGCGCCAGCGCCAGCAAACACGTCAGCTACAGGGGCAACAGGCTGCAGCGTTCGGCGCCGCCGGGACTGACATGACCAGCGGCAGCGCGCTGAACATTTTTGGTGACACCGCGGCTGGCGGCCAACTTGATGCACTAACGACGATCAACAACTCCATAAACCAAAGCAACAGCCTGGCATATCAGGCTGACGTTACGCGCACACAGGCAAAGATTAACCGTCAACAATCAAATCTCGGCGCCTTTACCACGATCCTGAATACACCGCTGCAGGCGTTCGGCGCATACAAAACTTTCGGCGGCGATGCCTCGATATTCAGTAGCGCAGGCAAGGCCTCCAAGGCAGGCCAAGCATCAAGCGCCAATATGTTCGATAACGCCAAGAAAGGCTTCACTTTCCTGTAAGGAGGCATCATGCCAATCGTCCCAACGTATGAGCGCCAATCCCGCGCGGAAATGGCACCGGTTAATCAGGTTGATATTCGCGTGCCGCAGACTGGTGCCGGCGAAGCTTTGGCGCAGGTTGGTGGTAACTACCTGCAGGCATTTGGTGAGGAAAAGCAAAAGCAAGACCTCGCCTTTGCCCAGAATGCCATGCTGCAGTTTCAAACGCAGGCTGATGACCTTCTCAACAACCCACAAACAGGCCTGATTACAAAGCAGGGCGCCAACGCCATTGGCCAGAGCGAGCAGGTTATAGAACAGCTTGGCGGGCTTGCTGATCAGGCGTTTTCCTCAATTCCGGACGGACCGGTAAAAGAACAATTCAGGAATCAATTCCAGGCCGCCGGCCAGCCTCTGGCTAATCGCGCGCGGCAATACGAAGTAGGGCAACGACAACAGTTTGAGGTAAATCAGCAGACTGGAATGCTGTCTAATCTACAAAGGCAGGGCAGTGATAACTATGACGATCAGGAAATTATCGGCAGTTCTTTAAACCTTGGTGGGCAACAGATTGTTTCATATGGCCAAGCCCACGGGCAAAGCCCGGAGGAAATAGAAGCAAATTGGAATGACTTCAGGGAGGGACTCGGTCGCGGAGTGCTTAAGGCTCGGGTTGCATCTGGAAAGTTTCAACAATATCTCGATCGAAATGGCGAGCCTTCTGACCTCGGTGGGGTTTCTCGTTTCTCTGCTCATGGAAATTCATCTGCTGCGCGGGGTCTGCGAAATAACAACCCTGGCAACATTGAGGCCAGTGATAAAAACCCATGGGAAGGTCAGTCTGGCAGCGATGGACGCTTTGCCAAATTTGAAACGCCGGAGCATGGGATCAGAGCGCTTGGTAAGAACCTGCTCGCGTATCAGGCTAAAGGGTTCGATACCGTAGCAGAGATCGTTAACCGTTGGGCGCCGGCATCTGATGGAAACAACACTGATGCCTACATCAAGGCGCTGTGCGGCGCGTTGGGTGTTGGCGCCAACGATCAGGTGGATATGAGCAACCCACGAACCCTGGCAGCGTTGTGCGCCGGTATCGTGAAGCATGAGAATGGCAGCCAGCCATACACCGATGAGCAGATCGACTCCGGCGTCAGCGCCGCTCTTGGCCTTTCTGCACTGCCTGGAACAAAACGAAGAACTGGTGATATTGCCTTTGATTCGGCAAGCCCAGCAGCGCAGGCGGCTTACATAAGCCAGCTTCAATCTATTCAAAATGAGCAGCGTGCATTATACGCACAGCAGCTTGGCACATCTCTGAAAGATGCTTATTCAGCTCTTGATGAAGGGCTACAGCCGGCACAGATGCCAACGCAAGCAGATCTGATAAATGCCTATGGCCCAGCCAAAGGCATGCGGCAATGGCAAGACCTTCAAGATCAGCAAAGTTATGGTGGCGTTATTGGAGCAGCCAAAAGCATGTCGCCGGCAGCGCGGCAGGACCTGCTTGAACGCTTGCGGCCAACGGATCCGAATGCGTCTAATTTTGCAGCCAACCAGCAGCGCTGGGACAAAATGCAGGCGAAATTTAAGCAGCTCGATGCCGAATGGGAGAAGAACCAGGGGAGCGCGCGATTCTCTTCATCCTTGCAAAATAATTTCCCCCTTGACCCGAACGACAAAAACAATCAGGCAGCAGCTGATCATTACTTTGATCAAAAGGTTGCCCCCGGTTTCAATATCAACAACGCAGACAGCTTGAACCAGGTAGCAGAGATAACGACTAAATCCGGCATGCTGCCAACGCAGATCAAGACGATGCTCACCGCTGGGGCAACATCGCGCGATCCTGCCGTCGTTGTTCCTATGGCCAAAATGTACGGACAGATTTTTGATAACAATCCGGCGGCGGCCACAGGCGTTGATAAAGGCGCGATGGCGTTTTACTCGAAAGTTTATGCCTATGACCGCGCCGGCGTGCCTGCAGAGAAAGCGGTCGATATGGCCTACAACCAGGTCTACCAGCAGGACGATCGCTTGAAGCAGATGATTAGCCAACAGGTGCGGGACAAAGATTACATCAAGAACCGAGCCAAAGCTGCACAGGACAATATCGATAACATGTCTCCAAATTGGCAAGGCATAGGCGCGCCAACATTAACTGATCCAGGAAAAGCTAACCAGCTTTACCAGCGTGACTACTTAGCCATTTACGATGCGAATTTTGCACAAACTGGCGGTGACGCAGATCAAGCCAAGGCCATGACTAATGCCATGATTGGTAAGGTATGGGCGGTTTCTACCATCAATGGGCAGCAAGAAATAATGAAGTACGCGCCCGAAGCTGTTTATGGCGTGACTAACGGTTCAGGTAACTGGATCAAAGGACAGTGGGAGGAAGAGAAAAAAGCTTTGAAAAGTTCCGCGTTTGGCGGCGCGCGAGATGATACCGATTTGGTTTTGGTTCCCGATGCTGTTACGCCACGCGATCAGAGTTACAGCGTAATGGTGCGTCAGAAAAACGCAGAAGGCTACGACGATGTTCGCCCGTACTACGGCGAAAATGGTATGCCGTTGCGATTTAGGCCTGAGCAAAAAACCTCTCCGATGTACAAGCAAACTATGGATATCCAGCAACAGAGGGTTGATGCGGCGCGCGCTGCTCGGCAGGAAGAAAAACAGCCGACATTCACAAACCAGCAAGGATATACACCGCCTGATTTTACTAAACCATTTGGCGCCGGCATTGCCAACCAACTGCCGAGCAACATCACCGCAGGAGGTCAGTAATGCCAACGTATGAGATGAAGCCTGATGATCTGCTGTCTGCTGATGTACAGAGCATACCTCAGCCTGATGATAGTTCTGCATATATGGAAACGCCGTCATTGCTTTCGGCGTTGAATCCATTCACCGATAATCAGCAGGTTCAGCGCGGTCGTGACGCGGCCTTCCGAATTGATAACTCCCTGGGAAGTTTCATTGCCACTGCGCCATTCAGCCAGTTTGACAAGGTTGATGGGTATAACCCTTTCGACAATGATGCGGCCGATCTTAAAGGATATGAGGATTACGCAGGCTCATTCATTGATGCCGGATCTCCGGACGAGACGCGCGCCATAAAGCAGCGTATCGATCAGCAGATGCAGGACAGGCAATACCTTTCAGAAACTGGCGGAGCCGGGAAAATATCAAGCTTGGCGATGGGGCTTATCGATCCTATCAATCTGGCGTCGATGTTTGTCCCTGCCGGCGCGGTGGTGCGCGGCGGTGAGGTTGCGGCTACTGCAGGTAGGTTTGCCCTTGCCAATGCCGTCGGCGGTATCGCGTCTGAGGCTGCGCTTATCGCCACCCAGGAAACCAGAACATTGGATGAGAGCGCGGCTAACGTTGCCGTTGATGCAATGGTTGGAGGCATACTCGGGGCTGGGGCGCAGTTGCTTGCCGGTGCCGGTCAGCGCACCGCGGTATCTCAAGCAGTTGCCAGTAACCTACGCGGCAATGATTCGCCGCAGAGCATCGGCGCGGCGCAGGTTTTCAATACAACGCTGGATCAGGAACAGCTCGCAGGTGTTGGGTTAATCAACAAAACGTTGAGCGTTAATCCTGGCGGCCGCCTGGCTCAATCGCCATCCCGCGCGTCGCGGGCAATCAATCAGCAATTAGCAGAGAACAACTATTTCTTTGCGAAGAACGATGAAGGTTTGGCAACGTTCACCGCGGCAGAGACCAAGATCAAGCAATATGATGCCATGCTGTACAAGCAGATGGAGTCAACGAAGGACGCCTATCAGGCTTACAGCAAAAACATCCGCGCATCCGGCGTTAAGCGAATGAATTTTGTTGATTTCAACGAGGCCGTTGGCATGGCAATGCGCCGCGGCGATCAAAGCGACATTCCAGAAGTAGCCCAGGCAGCCGCACAGATCCGCCCAATGTTCGAAGCAACAAAGGTGCGCATGCAGGAACTTGGCATTCTGCCTGAGGATGTCGACGTATCAACAGCGCAAAGCTACCTGCCTCGCATTTATAAGTTCGACAAAATTCTCTCTGATCGCACTGAGTTCCGAGGTCGCATTGCTAACTGGATTCAGGGTATCAGTGCAAAAGGTGCGGATGCTGCCGGTGCGCGCATTGAGAAGATAGATTCTGGCCTGGCTGCAGCAGCAGAAGCCGAGCCACGAGCAAAAGCATTAGCTGACGAAATTTCTGCAGCAGAGTCATGGTCTGGCCGTAAAGCTGAACTCATGGACGAGGTTGGCAACAGGACGAAACTGATCGGCCAGGAGCAGGACTTAACGGCCAGGCTGGAGAGTCAACAGACGCAACTGGCCACAGCCAGAAATCAGAAGCTGATCACCCGGCTTAACAAAGAGGTTTCTGACTTGCGTACCAAGCTGGATGACGTTGCCAGGGCAAAGGAGGAACTTCCAACCCTGCAGCGCCATCTTGAGTTGCTGGATAATCCACGCAAGCACCGCTCAGAGCTGCGCAAGCTGCAGAAGAAGGCCAACTCCACGACCAGACTGAATGCAAGCCGTGAGCGCGCGCTGAAGGCGATGGAGCCACTTTCACGAGAGGAAGCCGAGGATGCAGCAGATGAGATCGTCAACAAGATTATTGGCGCTCCTTCTGGCCTAGTTCCCTCTCAGCTGCTTCCTGAAAAAATAATCGGCCGCGCCGGATTCACGAAGAGCCGAAGCCTGCTTATCCCAGACGAACGGATTGAGGACTTTTTGGAGTCTGACATCAACCACGTCATGGAAAGCTATCTGCGCCAGGTGGGTCCGGAGATCGAACTAACCGCGCAATTCGGTAGCAAGGATATGGGTGAGCAGATCCGACAGGTATCTGAGGAATACACTCAACTGATCAAAGATGCCAAGACGCCAAAGGAACGCGCGAAGCTGGAGAAGCAACGTGAAGCTGACCTTCGCGACATTGAGGCAATGCGAGACAGGTTGATCGGTACGTATGGCGCGCCAAAGGACCCGCGGAGCTTCTTTGTCCGTGCCGGCCGCGTCGCGCGAAACGTCAACTTTCTGCGCCTGCTTGGCGGAATGACAATATCGGCCGCCACCGACTTGATGCGTCCTGTCATGCAACACGGGTTAAGCAAATCACTTCGGCCAATGGGTGCCATGCTCCGAAATATGGCCGCGGTGAAAGTGGCAACCAAAGACCTGCGTGAAATGGCTGTCGGCCTGGATTATGTGTTGTCTACCAGAACGAAGGCCATTGCTGATCTCACTGACCCATACAGCCGGCGTTCTGCTTTTGAGCGTGGACTTAACTGGGGTACGCAGAAGTTTGGTAACTGGACGCTGATGAACCAGTGGAACAGCGCCCTGAAGTCATGGTCAGGCCTTATCGTTCAATCCCGTATCCTGGACAATGCGCAGCTGCTGGCGGCAGGTAAGGAAGTTCCGCAGAAGGAAATCAGAAAACTGGCGCAAATCGGCATCGATCAGAGCATGCTGCGCCGCATTGGGGAGCAATACGCGAAGCATGGTGAAGATATGGACGGGCTTCTGACTGGCCATAGCCACCTGTGGGACGATCGAGCAGTGCGTGAGGCTTTCCAGTCTGCCGTTTTGAAAGATGTTGATTCTACCGTTGTAACGCCAGGCGTTGGCGATACGCCGTTGATGATGAGCAATGAAGTAGGCAAGATGATCCTGCAGTTCAAGACCTTCATTTTCGCGCAGCATAACCGGGTGATCGCCTCTGGCATCCAGCAGGGCGATGCATCGTTCTATCTCGGTGCCATGGGGACTATCGCGCTCGGCGCAATGGTCTACGTTATGAAGCAAAAGCTCAGCGGTCGTGATATCGACTACAGCCCTAACAACCTGGTTAAAGAGGGCATCGACCGCGCTGGCATGATCGGCTGGTTATCCGAGCCGCTAAACGCCGTGGAGAATATCAGCGGCGGCCGGTTCGGTCTTGGCGCCATGTTTGGCGCGCCGCCGGTATCCCGCTTCCAGAGTCGTAACGCAATCGGTGCTCTGATGGGGCCTACCTTCGACATGGCCGGTGATGGGGCAGTGATCGCCAATGGTGTGCTTAACGGAGAATTTGACGACAAGCAGACACATGCGGTCAGGAAGTTGCTACCATATCAGAACCTGTTTTACATATCCCCGCTTTTGAACCGGGTAGAAGAGCAACTTAAGTAGGCGCATATGGATATAGAACAAGCAAAATTATTTAACTCGGAATTAAATCGAGTTGAAGCATCAGCGAGAAATGGAAGGTCAATAACAGTTTTAGTTGCCGTTGGGCTTGTTGCTTACATGGTTTTTGTTGGTTTCTTTATTGATTTTGAAACTGTTTGCATAATCTTAGCGTTGCTTGGCTGTGGGGCAAATTGGATATTAAATGCAAGAAAAGCAACTAAGTACAAAGAAAGTTTGAACTCATACTGCTGGTCAAGATTCGGTAAGAGTCATGACGATGCAAAGTATAATGAGTTGTCTGAATAACTAACCCACCAAGCCCCGCCAGGGGCTTAGCCCCAACCCTTATTACCTTTCAATTAATTATACCAAGTATCAATTCCAATTATTTATATGTATGTTTGTTACTGATATTAAAAGATAAAGTCTAAATTTTCTGGGTTTTAATGCTATTTTATACAGTGGTAGAGGTTTGGTGTCGCGAGTCAAATGCAAGTATGTGATATGATTACTTTACAGGTAAGTTATTGAAAAAGATCTTTTTTATTTGTTACCTGTGTGGTAAGTTTTTCCATGAGACAAACGGGCCATAAGGCCCGCTGAATGGTCAGCAGTTCGCACCTGCCGGCCGACATCATTATCAACTTAGAGGTATGCAATGACGGTATTAACTGTAGCAAAAGCACGATCTGTTGTCACCAAAATGTCTAGCCGTGAGATTGCGGCACTGACCGGGAAGTTGCATAAGAACGTAATGGCCGACTGTCGAACCATGTTTGAGGCGCTTAATCTTCAATCGGCTGAGTTCTCAGCTGATTACCAAGATGATAAAGGCCGCACCTACCAAGAGTTTCTGTTAGGACAGGATCTGACCATGACACTGGTAATGGGGTACAGCATCCCGCTGCGCCACAAGGTGGCCAAGCGTTGGAGAGAGCTGGAGAGTGGAGAGGCCTTGCCATCAAAAAGCAACAGTGGCCTACCTGAGTATCGCCGCGCCCGCACACTGAAGCTCACCGTCGAAGCTGTCACGAACCTGTTTGACCTGATGCCACACCTGGCTCCGGAAGCAAAACAGGCTGCGGCCGCAAGTCTCATTAACCCGGTCGCCGGTTTTGATGCGATTCCATTACCGAAACTCCAGGAGCACTATTACAGCGCCGGTGAAGTAGGTGAGATCCTCGGAGTGAGTGCGAACAAGGTAGGGCGCCTGGCTAATGCACATGGACTGAAGAAAGAAGAGTACGGCATGTTCGTGATGGATAAATCGAAGCACTCGGTGAAGCAGGTGGAGGCGTTCCGCTATAACGCTGCCGGCGTCGATGTACTCCGCTCGATAGTTTCTGTGGATGCGGGGGCCTGAAATTACACCCAACAAAAAGCCCGCTAAGCGGGCTTTTTTATGTCCTTAGTTTACCTTCCCGATCGCGTGGTCGATGATTACTGCACCTTCGTCTGCTTCGCGATGAATGCCGCGTGCGTGGCGATCGCCGCCATGTTCTTGGCGCACTGCAGGATGTAGTAGCGCATCACCTCAACTTCACGCACGATGCCGGCGACGTTGTGGCCATTGTCTGCCAGTTCTTCAACCAACGCGGTGATCTGCAAGTTGCGCTCGTCGCTGAGCAGGGCGGGGATCACTTCTTCAGGCCCAACGTTCGTGTTGGCGTAGTGGTACTGGTCGCGCATGGCTTCCAGGATAACCGGCACGCACGCATCGGCGATCCTGCTTGCAGTCTTGGTGCTGGTCTTCTTCTTACCGCGGCGCGCGTCGCGAACTGTCATCGTTGTCCCAGTGCCGGCCAGATCAGATAACGTCTCTGGCGCCCGATGCTGGTACTGGCCAGTCTGGCGAATCGCCGGCAGCACTTCGGAAGTAACCCACTTGCGGAACCGGTAGGGAATGGTGCCAGGTGTCACCGCGTCTCGGCAGCGCAGGATCAGCGTGTAGAGTCCTGATTCGGAGATGATGGATGCTTCACCCTGACGGCCTAAGTTCAGCTTAGATCGTTCATCTTCATCAAGCGCCTTCAGGGACATGGTGGGGTTTGACAGGCGAAGGGCATCGCATACATCGGTTGCGACAAACCACGGTGATCCGTTGATTTCTACTGCGCGGATGTTTGAGGATGATTCGAAGCTGAAGATGGTTGCTTGAGTTTTCATAGTGATTTCCTATTAGTTGGATAATCACCACTGCCGACGCCAATCAGCTGGTGGTGAGCTGGACAAGGTTGGCGTACCGGCCTAATAGGATACCGGCGCATCTTTCGATGCCCCTGCCCAGCCCACCATTGAGATGTAGCTGGACCGCACAAACAAAAAAACACGCAGTGCGCGTGTCATGTGCGCCTATTAGTCAGTTTCGGGACGCCAATCCCGGCATCAGATTTTGCTGATGCGCTATCACTATGGCGCAGCGTTTTGCGGTTGTCAAAGCACCAAAAAGGTAACATATTTCTATATTTATTGAAATAAAATTCATTTATTGGTTGTCAAATGTTTTTCAGCTGTGTGGTGGTTACATGCTTGTTACTAGTGGATTGATCTAGTAAAATTTACCACATTGGTAATCCGGCTTCGGTTGGGTTCATAAGGAGAAAACATATGGAACTAAACATCATCACGCTGATCAAATCACTTCTGGCTGGTGCTGGTACTGGTTTTGCCTTCACCGGTGGCGTTTCCATTGCCATTCCTGCCCTGACAGTGTCAACAACACTGGCTCTAACAATGGCTGGTATTGGAGCTGCAGCGTTCTCTGGAATGTACATCAAGAAAAAACTGGTGGATTAAGTTGCAACAAGAAATCCACTGGTATTTGCCACAAAATACCCAGCAGCTTACTCATTTTTATTTTTACTTATGTGCTGGGTATTTTGTTGTCCACGTGTTGTGGGACGCATTTTCGAAGAAGACACCAGCTTTTTCATTGGAAAACCTTCAATATAAGATGAATGAGCTGTTTTCTTCAGCGACTTTTGCTACTAGCGCATTCTTCGTGGTCATACTTTTTGATTTGACAAATCCATTGCGCAATTCTGATGCATTCATTTTCCCGTTAATATACTCAGCTTTTTCAGGCGCCATGATTTCACTTTCCGCTATGGTTCCAAAAGCAAGAAGCTAGAAGCCCGCTTAGCGGGCTTTTTATTTTATTGCTAATTATTGTTCCAGCTGGTGAGTAATAAATTGCGAATGTGTTTTGATTTGTTCCTTCATTTTTTCATTTTGTGTGACATAGTTCACTAAAGCATTCAGTTCCAGCATAGCACCGCCGATCTCTGAACCGTCATCATCGAGTTCCTTCAGCAGCGTTTCCAGTAGTGAAGCCTTAGCTAATCCCGCGATCCCTTCGCGCGTGTTAACGCTTTTCTCCAGCATCCTGCTGGCTGGGTAGCTGTACTTCTTCATTGCGTAATGCACCTCGCTCAGCCTGTAACTACTGTATAAATAACCATATATAAAAATGATTAGTTTAGCAATATGCGCAATATTAATTACCATTAAGGTAACAAAATTCAATATAACACATAATTAAATTCATGTATGGATTGACAGACGCTAGAATGCTCTTTATGTGAGCAAATGGGATTAGAGAGATGACCGTATCAACAGAGGTAAGCCGAGAGGAATACACCGGCAACGGGGTGACGACAGATTTTGACTATCGCTTCCGTGTGTTTTCTGCGGATGAGCTTGTTGTTACTGTCGCTGACACAACAGAGAACATCCGCACGCTGGTGCTGAATACAGACTACACCGTTACCGGCGCCGGCAGTCGTAACGGCGGCAAGGTTAAGCTTGTCAGCGCGCTGGCCAACAACTGGCGTATCAGCATCGAACGTGAGCTGCCTGTCACTCAGGAGGCTGATGTTCGCAACCAGGGCAACTTCTTCCCTGAGGTGCATGAAGACGCCTGGGATAAGCTGACCATGCTGATCCAGCAGGCTCTTAGTAAATTCAGTCTGGCACTGCGCAAACCGAACTGGCTGGCAAAATATTACGATGCGAAGGGAAACCGTATTTCAAACCTTGGCGACCCGCGTGTGCCGCAGGACGCGGCAACCAAGAACTATGTCGACGCTGGAGACGCGGCGGGCAATCAGTACGCTGATAATTTGTTCAGGCGAACACTGCGCGTTCCTGATGCGCAGATAGGACAGCTGCCGACAGTTGCTGGGCGTCGAAACAAAATATTGGGGTTTAACAATGCAGGTGAAGCTGCGCTGCTTCTTCCTGAAAATGGCTCTGCGTCTGACGTCATGCTGCAGCTCGCTGCTACTGATGGGTTTAAAAATATCGGTCAGGTGCAAAGTTTTGCCGCTCTGCGTGAGCTTGCGCCTAGCGCTGATAAATGCCGCGTTTTGCTGTCCAGCTGGAACGACGGGTATTCAGTTGGCGGCGGAGAGTTTGAGGGGCATTTGACGGCGGCTGATGATGACGGCGGCGTGATTGCTAGCTCTGGTAAAAACTGGCACTGGCGGCGTGTAAAGCCAATCGAGTCCGATTTAACAATTGAACATTTTGGCGGGGTTGCTGATGGTATATTCAATAACCACGATGCTATCGTTGCTATGTATTTGTACGCTCGCAACAGAAATAATAATGGGTTTTTCAAGCCGTGGATTGGGGTGAACCTCCCGGCTGGTAACATATTCACTACGCCTGTAGATTTGACTGGTATCCCAGCTGAACAATTTATTTTACGTGGCCCGGACGTGCAGTTCGGTTACCACCCAACGGCTGCGATAACGTCTAACATGGCCAGCGGGTCAATTGTATTTAAGACATCATCGCGGTCTATTGAGCTGGCAAATTTTCAGTTTGATGGCAGGAATAATGCTACCCAAAACACGCAATCTTTTATCAGAAATACCATAACCGGCGGGACGTTCATCCGGGTTTCTCAGCAGCGATGGTTAAATGTTGGAGGAACTGTTTTAGATTTTACTGATACGCTCGACACTAAAATAGAGCAGTGGTATGCAAATGGGTGTGCTGGTGACGTCATCAAATTGTCTTGGGACAATGCACCATCGTGGGATCATGTCACGGCCGTAGAGTTGTCAAACTTTAACGCCCAGAGCTGCAGGCCTGGGATGGTTTTTAATATGCCGCGCGCGCTACAGTCCATAATTCATAACGGTTGGATTGAGAGATCAAACCCTGGTAATTTAAGTAACGGCCAATGGATAATCGATGCGCTGTCACTGGAGGGTTGCCAAGAGTACGGGGATCTAGATTTGACAAACTGTCGATATCAATCGAGACAGTTAAATCTGGTCAGCTCTCGTATTAAAAGAACCTATAACCAAAATACGGCTTGGGTATCTTCTTTTCAGCCAGGAAACTCAGTAATTGAGAATTTTGGCGCTGGTTTTTACGGCTCAATGCAATTTGGTTATCAAGATTCCGCATATATTTACCCAAACATGACGTCAAATGCTGTTTGGGTCAATCTTGGTAAAATGTATTTGCCGAATGACGCGGACGTTTTTTATATCACTCTCAACGGCCAGCAGGGGTTTAATGCGCCTACCCCAGGGGGTCATGACACATATTCAAACGCCGCGTTCGGTCGTACCACAATTGCTATACAGCGCGGTGCTAACGGTGTTGTTGGCGGAACCTATCATAGCTATGGCCGCCCGCCAGTGCTGGAGGTGAAAATACTAAAGAGCTTCGGCGGCGCCGTTGTATGGGCTCGAGTGGACACGTTCACGCGCGTTAACATGACGTGTGAGACGAACTCGAACTCGTCAATAACTCTGGGATGGGGCGAATCTGGGAGGTCGTATTCGGTTGTAAACTGGCAACCTAGCATGATCGCCGCCGATCCGGATGCAAATGCTGTTTCTCTGATTTGCCGCTGGGGTGTCAATGCTGGTAGCCCTGGTACCTTGGGCGGGTTGGGAATTTCAAATGACGGGGTACTAGAGATACGCTCGCCGGGGGTTCCGTCGGGGTCAACTGTCAATCCTGATGTATCAAAATATGCCCCTGTATGGCTGAATGGGGAACTTTACGCAATCAAGTTATTTAAGGTTAATTGATATGAATTTCCAAACAGAAATGGAATTGGTTGTAACTACTATCATCAGTGGTGTTGTTGTTTATGAAAGTTCTGAAAAAAAATTGGTTGATATAAACATATTATCGGTTAATGCCCTGTCAGGTTCTGATGCGTCAGTTAGTTACACCAAGATTCTTGGCGGGAAAGTAATTGGATTGGGGGAAAAAGTATTTAAATATGACCTTCTGTCAGATTTGTTTTCTCAAGCTAGCCAGTACCTTAGATCCATATCAAGCCGAGAGCTTTAATGGTGGTGGCGCATGAGTAATAGCAACGGTTGGTGGTCATATTTTTGGGGCGGAGTCACTGCTGTATTAAGCGCCATGACGCTACAGGATTTCGCATTTGCCGGTGGGGTAATTGTTACCTCGGTATTCACATATCTGACGTACAGATCAAATGACAGAAAAAACAAGGCTGCTATAGCCGCTGAGGCTGAGAGAACCCGCCTATATGCAGAGTGGATTGATTCACAAAAAACAAAACCTGCGGCAGAACAGGCTGCCGCTGTTGATGTAATCGGGCATCGAGTTGAGCGACTGGAGGCTGAATCGTGAGCATATTAAAAAAGACGGGCGCCGCTGGTGCTGTCTGTTCTGTTGCTGTGATCATCGGACTGGTGCTGTCGAGCGGAGAGGTCAAAACCAGCCGCGCGGGGCTCGAGCTGATCGGCAATGCTGAGGGCTGCCGCCGCGACCCGTACAAATGCCCTGCTGACGTGTTGACTGATGGGATTGGCAATACGCACGGCGTTAAAACAGGCGTGCGCAAAACCGATCAGCAGATCGCCGCAGACTGGCAAAAGAACATTCTTGCGGCAGAGCGATGCGTTACCAACTATGCCGCCGGTGACAAGCTGCAGCAGGGTGCCTTCGACGCGGCGGTGAGCATCACGTTTAATGCCGGCTGCGCGACGATGCAGAAATCGACGATGTTCAGATTGTTCCGCCAGGGTGAAACGGTGGCCGCCTGCGAGCAGTTTCCACGCTGGGTATACGCCAGCGGCGTAAAGCTCAACGGCCTGGTGATCCGCCGTGACAAGGAGCGCGCGCTATGTCTGGCAAAATAACATCTGTGGTAGTGATCCTGCTGGCGCTGGCTGCCGTTGTCGGCGCTGGTGCCTGGCTGGCTGTGCGTCACTACCAGCCAACGATTGAACGGCTCAACGAGGCGCTGACGCAGTGTAAGGATACTGGCCGGCAACAGTCATCGGCGATCGACAGCCAGAACGCTGGCATTGAGGTGCTGCGACGCGCTGATGTTGAACGAGCAGCCAAGGCCAAGGCTGACCAGGAAAAAGCCCGTAGGCAGGCCAATGGAGATTATGAGAAGGCCAACGCGGTGATGGCTGAACGCACCATAGGCGAAGTCTGCGCGGCGGCGTCAGCTGCTTTTGACGCAGAACTGCGCCGGGAGCGTGCTCAATGAAAAAGTTAATCCCCGCGATCTCATTGATGATAGCCGGTTGTTCGAGCGCACCGCTGGCGCCGTCATATGTAGAGGTGAAAGTGCCGGTGGCCGTACCGTGCAAAACGGCCGACGTTGCGAGCCCGGCGTTCGCAGTTGACCAGTTGCCTATCGGTGCTACTATCGACGTCCAGATGCGAGCGCTGCGCGCTGAGCGTCACCAGAGGATCGGTTACGAAAGAGAACTGATAGCGGCCAACGAAGCGTGCAAAAACTGA